GTAACAAGTCCAGTGCCGGAAAGCGACTGAACGGCGTTCGCATACCGCGAGAAAGTGTAGGCGTAATAGCCGTAAACGACCAGCAAGACGCCTAGCTGCGGCGCATTCGGCTGCTCAGCGCGAATGTACGCCGGCTGATTCGGGTCTTCCCAGAGGTGACATTCGCGCTGCGATACAACGGCGACGCGATCTTCGTTCGTGCCTGCCCCGAGGTTAGTCGGAATGTTGTTATCGACAACGACGGCGAGGCCATTCGGAAGAACACCCCGCGGACCCTGATTGTAAGCGTTGTTATACGCATATCCGAAAGCGTTGTTATTCATCGTCTGCGACGGATTCTGGAAATTCAGCATCGGCCAGGCGGTAGACGTCTGGCTAGAGAACCAATACCAGCGACGCGAATGCATGACGACGTGCGTCGGCTGGCCCATGGCCAGAAGAGACGACTCGACACCGCTCGCAGCCTTCGTGATCTGACTGTAAAGCTGAGCGCCGGTAGGAGTGCCCTGGGTCCACGTGTTAGCGTTAGCAACGGCCAGAAGGCCAGTCGAAGCCTGATTGATAAGCTGATTATCAAGGTCCGTGTTATACCGGGCGAAAAGATCCTGCAAAAGAACGTCTTCGATGCCGGTACCTCGGTCAATCGCCTGCCGAGAGATGTTCTGGAATCCGGCGGCAGTCTGAACCGGAATGGTCAGCAGAGTATCGTCTGCGCTCTGCGCAGAGACGCTAGTGAGCTGCGTCGCCTGAAGGCCGGCGGTGGTCGCGGTAGTCACCTGCGAGATGTTGACAGACATACCGTCAGCCGGCAGCGTGTGCTTATTCGTCGCAGCGTCGGCAAAAGGCCGGAGGTTTGCGACGGCAGGCGCAACCATATCGACTAGATACTGAGGAACGGTCAGACCGGCCCAGTTAGTAGTCGTTGTATCGCCGGCGGCTCGCTGGAGATACGGACCACGTTCTACTCGCTCTTCCTGCATATGCCGAGCAAGACGGCTTCCGGCGCCGACGTCACCATAAAGGAAATGACGCGAGACGTCGGAAAGAAACTGCTTTCCATTCGGGTCGGATTCCTTATTGTAAACGCGCTCTTCGCGACCGACGCGCATAACTTCGTCATACGCAGGCTTGCGATTAGTAGCGCCGGCATTGGTGCGCCGAACCTGGTCTAGACGTGCCTCGGCTTCGGTCTCTTCGACTTCCACCTTCTTAGCTCGCGCAAGCTTCTGCGTAATGCCGGCCTGCTGAGTCTTCGCAAGTTCAATCATATTGAACAGCTCTTCGCAGCGAGCGTCTTCCTCTTCGGAAAGAGCGCTTCGCCCTTCCTGCTGAGCCGAAGCGAGAATGACTTCGATTTCCTTGCGAGCCTTCTGCTCGCGCTTCTCCGCGGCCTCTCGCTCAACTTCGATACCCGCGATGAGTTCCTTAATAGTCGCCATTGCGACATAACCTTTCTAGGATGAAAGAATGATGATGAAATGACGCAGAGAATCGCGGGTCTGATTGCCTGCTGAATGCGTCGTAAAAGCCGGTCTGACTGCCGGTACCGCTTGCGGTCTGACTGCCGCTAGCGTCGTGCTTAAATTAGTCGTCAAGACGAGTGCGCCAAAGCTTTAGAGACTTGCCAGAGCGCGTCGCGCTGACAGGCGTGCTCTCATGCGCCTGCGCCGGTCCGAGCGCGTCTAGGCGGCCCTGAATGCGATCTAGGGCGGCTCTGGCGACGACGACCGGAACACGTTCGATATCCTCTAGCCAGTCGGCCGAGCGAGCGGCGATGCTCGTATAAGGATTGGCCCCGTAGTTAACCGCGCTGACGTCACCTCGGTTGATATCGGCTTCGGTAATCCGGAATTCGTCCCAATCGTCATTCCATTCGCCTTCGTTCAGCATGAAAGCGAATGACATTTCGTCCACTAGGCCATCGGCGATAGCGCTCGCTAGGTCGCGCACATCCTGACGATCGGCATTCAGGAATGCTTCGACCTGTAGGCCGGTCGAATCCTTCTGCAAGACGAGAGAATTGTTCGTCGTGCGAGCCATGGTGACGCCTTTATGGTTCACCAGGAATGCGACGTCAGGCCCTTTCGATAGCGACTTGTCCAGCGCGCCGAAATCAACAGATTCCTTATACGGGCCGAACATATCCCACATCTCATATTCACGGTTAAAGACAGTCGCGTAACCCTCGACCTCGTAAACCTGGCGACCGTCTTTAGTCGTCAGCTTCGCGCGCATCTCACTCGGGAAATGCTTTGTTCGCAGCGTCCCGCCCGGAATCTCACGGCCGAATTGCTCGGCTCTGGCCGCTCGCGCTTCGGCTGGCTTCATTGTCTTCTGTTCACTCATGAAATTGATTCCTATTGTCCGGTAGCGTTATCGATCGTGGTGCCGGTAACGTCTTCGTTAACTGCGTCGATTACGTCTTGAGTAGGCGGAATCGGAGCGAGCGACGTCGCAGGAGTCGAATTGCGCTTGTTAAGCCCAAGCTTGTCGAATTCTGCTATCTGGTCTTCCGTGAAAGGCTTCATGTTGTCCATTGCCCGCGCTTCGCTCGGAGCGAGAGTGCGAGAATTGATCTTTGTCGCGATCATCTGAGCGCGCGTCAACGGGTCCATTCGCAGCAGAGCGTCTGAATTCATGCGCACGAACCGCGGTCGCGGCAAGAGCTGCGAGAGAGCGTTCTCGCGCCTGACGACGGCCGGGCCGAGATGCATGACGAGAAACTGCAAGTTACGCTGAACGATATTGGCGTAAGTCACATTCGGGCCGCCTGCGAGCGCAGCGTCGATCAAATCGGCCGGCACTCCGAAGAAACGCGAGACGTCCACGAGCGACATGCGCTGAGATTCGATCCAGTCTGCCGACGCCTTATCGCTCGCAATCAGCGAGTATTCCCAATCCGCACCATGTACGAACGGCTCTCCGATTACCTGAGACGCGCGCCACGCTTCTTTTACGATCGTCGCTTCTTTAGTGCTGATCTTCTTTTCGACGTTCTTAAGTGACGCGCGGGGCCCCTGCCCCGTGCTGAACCACTGAACGGCGAATTCCTGAACGCTCTTATACTGGCCGAGCGTATAGGCGGCATACGCGACCGGAGATAGGCCGACATGCAAACCCGGCACGGTGAATTGCTTCTCATGCCAGATCTCGGACGGATCGTAGAGAGTATTACCGATGCGGTAGCCGGTAAGTTCGTCGCCTTTGCAGAGCACGCCTACCGAAGACGACGGCTGCAAATCGATGTCTGTCGGGTAGCCTGCGCCGTCTACCTCACGGATGATGCCGATAGAGTTGCCGGTCCGGTCTAGCTCCACCTGAGAGCTGTAAATCCATTCCATGAATTGCGGCGCAGACATGAAAGGCGAGAGCGGCGCATCGATCTGAATTCGCTCGCCGTCGTCAAGGCTGATATAGCGATAGGCGTCAATCGGCATTGTCGAGATGAGATCAGCACGAAGGCGAATCGCCGCCCAAACGGCGCTATGCTCCATCGCCGTTTGTTCAGTTATATTCGTGCCAGGCGAGCGGATAGAGCGGCGCGGAACAAGATCACCGGGGCCACCGATGCCCCAATAACGCTCTTCCGGCTTCGGCGGCTTTCGCCAGAATGCCCAATTCATCGCGGCTCGCTATCTGACGTGAAACGGAATGCCCGCATCTGAAAGAGCCTCCAAGCCGTCATTATCAATCAAGCCGCTTTCGTAAAGACGTTTAATGTCGTCAGGTCCGTAAACGCCGGCTCGGCAAAGTCGCTTGATCTCGTCAATATCGAAATGCACCGAATCGCGAACGTCGTAATCTTCTTGCATCCCGAATTTCTGATATCCCCAGAGAGCGAACGTCGCAGCCATTAGCGGCGAGATGTCAACGCCGGCATTGCGCCGGTCGAATGCCCATGCGTCAGACAGGTCGCGCTTGTCAACGCCGGCGAGCGCAGCTCTCAGGCTCGCCTGGCCGTAGTGCCTGATCGTGTCGTCTCTGAACGAGTCGTAAATCTGGCCGCAAGCGTGCGCGACGTCTGTCGCTTGCATCGTCTCGACAGGCAAGCCGGCTTGCTCTAGCTCAGTCAGCAGAGCGCCGGCGGCTGCGCGCTTATCGACAATCCAG